AATACAAATACAAATACAAATACCGAATCAACCGAAACTGCTACCAATTTACCTTTATTATTTGAAATGGATTTTGAATCAGACTTGGCAGCAGTTGTATTTGATGAGGTTCATTACATCAATGACGCAGAGCGTGGTTCTGTATGGGAACAGTCTATCTTAATGTTGCCTCCACAAGTTCAACTCATTATGCTTTCTGCAACCATTGACCGTCCCGAAGAGTTTGCCGGTTGGATTGAAACCGAAAAGTGTGTTCAATCCAAAGAGCGCTCTTTGCCAATAAAGCAAATGTATTTGGCATCCACAAACTACCGCGTTGTGCCTTTGACGCACTATATGTGGGTTGCAATGAATGAAGGGGCATACAAGAAAACGGCAAGGACACCATATGAAATGAAAATAGAAAATATGCGCAGCACGCCAATTAAAATAGCATCATCAGATGGTTTATTCTCAGAAGAAAATTATTATAAAATGAAAGATGTATTGGATTACATGCATAAGAATAAAACCTATGTGAAGCGTCAATTCGTCTTGGAAAATTTATTGCGGTTCTTAAAAACCAAAGAAATGTTGCCTGCTATTTGTTTCGTCTTCTCGAGAAAACACGTTGAACAGGCCGCCCGGGAAATTTCGTTCAGTTTATTTGAGGAAGATAGCACGATGCCTTCGCTAGTAGAAAATGAATGCCGTCATATTCTTCAATCCAAACTGCCAAATTATAAAGAATACATGGAATTACCCGAATATAAAATGATTGTCGGATTCATGCAAAAAGGAATTGCGATTCACCACGCCGGCATTATTCCTGTCTTGCGGGAAATGGTAGAACTTTTGTTTGAAAAAGGTTACATTCGACTTTTGATTGCTACTGAAACATTCGCAGTAGGATTAAATATGCCAACCAAAACGGTTATTTTCGCTGGCATCAGTAAATATAATGGAACTTCTATGCGGATGCTTTACCCACACGAGTATACACAAATGGCTGGGCGAGCCGGGCGTCGTGGATTAGATACAATTGGTCATGTCTTTCATTGCGTCAACTTATTCGATTTACCTTGTGTATCTGACTATCGTCATATGTTGACTGGTCCGCCACAAAAATTGACATCTAAATTTAAGATTTCCTTTAATTTGGCACTTTCAATGATTGAAACTCGCACAAATATTCTCTCTTTTATGAAACAAAGTATGCTTTCAAGTGACATTAATAAAGAGATTAAAGGTTATGAAAAGCAAGAATCAATGGTTGCTGAACAATTACAGAAAAAAATGGATACACTTGCTTATTGTCGCACACCAGTAGATGTCATGGAACATTATAAAGAATTAAATGCTTTGGTAACGACACTCACAAACAGCGCACGTAAGAAAGTGCGTATTGAAATGAATGGATTAGAAGCAACACATAAATTCTTATTAACCGACATGGATAAAATGAAAGCAATCGATGAAGTAAAGTCTGAATATAAAAAGGTTATGAATGAAAAGCAACATACAGAGCATTACATTTATAATACAGTTAGTGATTTGAATAAAATTTTAGTAGATAACGGATTTATCATTATTCAAGATGACGATTATCTTATTACCGAAAAGGGACGGTTTGCTTCACAACTTCAAGAAACGCATCCACTCGCAATGACCGATTTATATTACAAGATGGGAAGGTTTGAAACATTAGACGCTTCTGAATTAGCAGGATTGTTCAGTTGCTTTTATCCGGTATCGGTATCAGATGAGTTTAAGGCACATAAACCACACGCAATAGGCGATGTTATTATGAATATGAATAAATTGTTAGGGCATTATTTATGTTGCGAAGAAGACATGTTTTTAAATACCGGTGCGAATTATGGTATTTGTTATGATTTAATGCCTTATATAATTAAATGGTGTGATGCAACTGATGAAAATGAGTGTAAAAGTGTCATCCAAGAAATGAAGAAACATACTGGCGTATTTGTTGGTGAATTTGTGAAAGCATTATTGAAAGTGAATGCTGTCGCGTTAGAATTTGAACGTGTTTGCGAATCAACACAGAATATTGCACTATTGGAAAAGTTGCAGATGATTCCATCATTAACCTTGAAATACATTGCAACGACACAATCGCTTTATTTGTAGTGTTTCCGTGTGTTACGCTTCTGTGTTTTGCCAATTCTATATTTTTTATTCATTTTTCTTATATATTTTGTCGTTTGAGTTTTACACCTTTGAATATTTAAGTTCGCACAAAATATAAAATATAAAATATAGAATATAAAATATAAAATATAGAATATAAAATATAAAATTGAAACAATTGTAATTACTATTTACATGTATTACAGAACCAACAAATTCAATCATCACAATGGATACATCGTCAAAGAATAATAATAATAATAATAACATTAAAGACAATTGGGACGATTCCAGCGAAAGTGAACAAGAAGAAGAAACAAATGTATTAGCGACTGAACCTATTAATAAAGGAACAACGGAAGAAGTATTATATGGTAAGGACAATAATCAAGAAGACAAGTTTGATGAAAATGACCAAGAATGGGATTTTTATGATGGACAATCCGTGTGTATTAATTGCAGTAAAGCATGCGAAGTGAGAATTATTATGATTAAAAGTAAACGCATCTTCTGTTATGATGCATGTTTGGAAAACAATAACAACGAATATGATGATGATTACGGTGACGATGATTACGGTGACGATGATTACGACGAACTTGACGATTATGATAGGAAATTAGGGTTATCCATTTCATGCAGGTAAAAATAGAATTAATAAAAACATTTAATTTAACTCTTCGAACTGGACTTGAACCAGCAACCTTTCGGTTAACAGCCGAACGCGCTAACCAATTGCGCCATCGAAGATAGTTAAATGTTGTTTTTTATTAATTAACGAATGATTAATAGACTGAGCGAGATAATAATTGTATGTTAGTATCTGTATACTATATATATTTTCTTTTTAAATACTTTTATATAATAATAATAATAATATTTATATTATAGTTTTTACAGTTATAATTTATATTCAAATCCAGTGTTTTTAAAATACTGAAAATCATAATTATAAAAATAGTCTACTTTTTTTTTTAAATCGTCATTATAAAAAAAACGCGTAGGCACCTTATATTTGGAATAATGTTCAATATCCATATTATATACAGGTTCTTCCATTAATTCTGTTTCAGTTCGTATATGGTCTCCTTTAAAATCAATAATAGATTCTGGAACTATTTTATTATATATTTTTTCAATTCGAGTGTAATCAATGTTATTTATATCATATATTATCAATTCTTTCGATTTTTCTAATAATCCTTGGTGAAAAAATTCACTAGTTTGTGGTGTAAAATGATGTCTATCTATTTGTCCCCACCGATAAGTTAATAGTTCATTTACAAATGCATTGAATGTTATAACGGGGTCTTTCCAATTATAACTCCATATTCCTGTATTTAAAAATCCGGACACTAACCGTTCATATGGGTTTCTAATAAAAATGATTACGGTGTAATTTTCAACATCACCAGGTAGTTTATTATACTCGGGTGGAATATGTAATTGGTGATTTTCATTTCCTGTTTTTAAATACCAAAACATTTTTTTAATATGTGTGCAACCACACTTTGCAGACCACCCAAATACAATCTTATTTATTTCATCTGTTATAAATAACATTTATAGTAATAAAATATATTCTATTTAATATTTTTAAATAATAAATTATAATTTTATAATATATAATGAGTAATAATGAAAATAGATGGATATCGCCTAATACGAGGGATGTATTGAACCGCTTTGAAACTCTTGCAGGAAGACCAGCAACAGTATTAACTAAAATGAGTGTTGCTGATATTCTAGAAAGAAAAAAAAAATTGGCATTAGAACAACAACGCATGGATAATGAATTATATAAACGGTTTGAACGATTAAGTGGTAGAAAACCTATTGCTGCAATGACAGAATCCGAAAAACTTCGTTATATTTCTCAAAAAGGAAAGGAAAATAATACTAAAGGACGTAATAAAAGAGGCGGTCATAAATCAATATCACGTAAATTAAGAAGTAAAAAAAAGACAATTAAAAGGAAAATGTGTGATTATTAATATTTATAAAAAAACAATTTAAAAAAATACCTCCATATAGAGTATAGAAATATCACAACAACACAATTCGCCCCAATGGTGAAATGGTATCATGGCACTTTTCCAAAGTGTTGGCGGCGGTTCGATTCCGCCTTGGGGCATTGCGAGTTATAATTTGGACTAGCTGATTTAGCTCAGTTGGCAGAGCGTTGGTCTTATAAGCAGACACTATCGTGACTTTCTTGCAAAGTACGCCAAATGTCATGGGTTCGAACCCCATATTCAGCATAAAATTATACACTCGTATATTTTTATGACATCGTATATTTTTATGACATCATAGCATTTGTAATCTTATTTTTTTATACATTTTCGCTTCATCCAAGAATCGATGTATCGAAACGTCTATCATTGTGTAATCTATTAGTTCTTTGTCTGTTATTATATAGGACAAAAACTTAATCGTTTGTATATACACTTTGTATTTATACATCGGTATCGCGTCTTTTGCATTTCCATCCTTTTCAATAACCGTTTTACCAAATACTATTCCAAAATAAATATTATCATTTTTATTTTTATCATTTTCATATAGTTCCATTAATCTTATTTCATTTTCTAATTTTCGGGTCACCTTTGTTTTATTATTAATTATATCAATGCTTTCAGGTGTTGTCCATTTATTCAAAAACTTTATGGCACTATCAGACCACTTAAAATTCAATTGCTGTAATTCTAGCATCATAGCACAATCAACAATACGCCTTATCGGCGACGTAATATGCGTATAGCAATTTAATCCATCCCCAACCATATAATGTGGTTGTAAGTTACGAAGTGAACAATATTGACCTGATATGTTTTTTAAAATATAATTTAATGTTGGATACTGATTGCTATCATTAATAATTTCATCTGATTCTTTTTTAGTAGTTGAACGAAATATTCCTCTTGTGGTTCCCAACAACATTTTGGCACATTCATGATTCATTAATAGCATACAATATTCAACAACATCATGACTATTTTTAATATCATCTACAAGATACTTCACGTTTTTATATTGATGATTTAATTTAATAACAGTGGATTCTAATTGTTTATATAATGGCAAATTTAATAATTCCCTATTTTCATATACATAATTCTTTTCAACCCTAATAATCACCGTATTATGTTTTACTTTTAAAATTTCATAACTATCCATATTAATGAATACATCTAATACAAACGCAACTCTATCTTCGCCTTCTTTTAAACTACATACATTATCCGATAGTATAGAAGGTAACATCGGTATTTTTTTATCAGGCAAGTAAATAGTTGATACACGGTTTGTAATAAAGTCCCATAAATTTAAATATTCCATCATCATTGGCACATTTGAAATATAAATACTTAATACTATCTCACTATTTACTATGCGAACTCCAATTGCGTCATCAATATCCGTGCAATCTTTTGGATCAATCGATATAATTTGGTAGTCGCGTCTATCTTCTATTGGTTTATCATCGCAATAATAAGGTATTGTTCCTAATGTTGTTTCGCGCAGCGATCTTACAATTATTTTATTAAACTGTTGTAAACTATCATCAATATTGTTGCACGACATTTTATAAGCAGTATAATTTTCTATTATATCTACATTCCCAAAATTATTGGTTAATGTTCCAACTGGATGTTTATCCACCCATTCTTTAACGCGGAATGTAATATACTTATCTTTTTTATTCTTTGAAAATCCGATATTTTTTTCTTCAAATGGAACCACAAAATTTGGTAGGGTTTTATCATCAGGAACACATTTATATAATAGTTTTCCGTTCTTATTAATTACATTCGAGCGTCCATATGTTTTCCCACTAGTTATTAAAATTCCGTGTATAGTTTCGTTATCTCGGTATGCCGATTTTTTAACGATTGACCCACTTTGATCTACAATATCACCATGAAATAATTTATTTTCACCCGGTGATATTGACAATGTATTTATTATACCTTTATCCTTGTCTTCTTCTTCTTCTTCTTCTTCTTCTTCTTGACAAATCCATTCCCAACTTGTATAGTCTCGTTCCTTTATAGTTAATTTAAAGGTAGACATATACGGTGCTATTTTGTTATATAGATAGATTTGTTTTTTTATATTTCAATTTCATATAAAATCTGATTATATATGAAAAAATTGAATTACTTTTTAAAATTATGTTTGTAAATATACGCACACTATAGACCATTATAAAATACAACAATGAACTGTCAAATGAGCAATTATGAAAAATGTAGTGGCATATTGGAAATGAGAAATGTGTTATTCAAGTATATTGATTATTTCAATAGTGTTCCCGATAATACTATTATGATCCCTATTTGCCAACACCATTTCAATTATATGAGGGAATGGAATTGTAACAAGAATGATATTACCAATTCCAATTATATTGTTGCAACAATTGATGAGGGCAATATCAAGGATTTTTGTTATCCAACGCAATGAACCATTCTAATACAGTTTATTATATTTTACACTTTCCAAAATTACAAATGTCATTCTAATATGTAAAGACATTTTTTTTTCCACCATCATACGCCTTTGCGTAATTTTCTTCAATAAGAGTTTGATTCACATTTTTTTCATCCACAAATAAATTCACCAATAAACGCCCATATTTATCAAATTCACAACACTCAATTGTAATAACTTTTGTATTATACTCATCCAACATTTTTGCTACCACTTTCTTATGTATAATTGCTGATACATCTGGTACATCACATGAAGTAACCAGTTGTAACAGACGATTACGGCACTTATGCGAGTGTTCAATCTCTTTTTCACGATTTTCTTTTTTCAATGAAGGTTTCATTTCAGGTGTATCCAACCCCATTAATCGGCAGTTATATTTTTGTAATTCTCCATTTACAACTAACACAATTTTACAAGTATCGCCATCATAGACATCAACCACTTTCCCAACTGTTTTCACTTTATTCAATGAATATTCTGGAATATCCTTGTTTGTGGTTGTCTTAAGTTTAGTTATTGTTTCTTCCATATGCTATATAAACATATGAAAAATATATATTTATATCATAATTTATTTGTATTATATATTCACTATTGTTCGGTTGGTTCTTTATCTTTCACGTTAAATGGACTACAAATAACATCATATGTTTTATTTTTTAATCCCATAAAATCATTCGTTTTATAGTATTCGCTTGTTTTACTATCTATCATATCGTGAATATATATATTTGCCGTATTATCAAAAATATTAGAATTGTCTAACTTATTATCAATTGTTTTACCAATATCTTTATCATATATAATTGTTATTGGCAATATACTGAATTGTTTTTCTACTGCTAATCTAAAAATTCCAGTTTTGAATTCTTTTGGAACCCCGCACCTACTAGTTGTTCCTTCTGGAAAAATTAATACACTTGACTCATTATTTAAACATTCTGTTATTATATTTTTCACATTTGAACCATCTTCTTTATCTCCTCTAATATAGGGTATAAATTTCAATGATTTAATTATATAATCTTTTGCAAAAGATAAGGTGTTCAATAAATAACTATCATCTGTTTTATCACCAACAATATTTGATTTTACAACAGTATATAAATCATTTTTATTATTTTTGTAATACATATCATATATTAAAGTAGCGTCAACCGCACCATGATAATGATTTGCCATTATTAATACGCCACCTTTTGAAAATTCGTTTTCATTTCCATGAATATTTACATCAATATTAAGTAAGTTAATAAATAAATACAATAACATTATAGAAACCTTGTTACTAATTATTTTTGGGAATAAATAAAATATCACTAAATTAACTAATACAAGTAATCCCATTAAACATAATTTTATATTGTTAGCAATAGTTTTAAAAACCATATAGTAAATTATTATTCTTTTTAATCTATTATAACGTATACTAAATATATATACATATCCTAAAAATCACTTTTATTAATTGTAACTGATTTGGATATTTTTTTAATAATCTTGCTTTCGCTCTCGGCAAATTCGCCTTTGCCACCCATTGCTTGATTCATTATCCCGAGATAAGTATCGTTTAACGGATGTTGTAAGTTCATACATTGCGGATGTGCATCGCGCCAAGGTATCATCAAATCGCCATTCTTTTTCGTAATGTATTTAATTGCCTTCCGG